GAGGAAATACTACCAATTGGTGAAGTGCCTCAAAATGCTAAAGATGATCCGATTTACGAAGAATATTTTATAGATGTTCAAAGATGTTTTTATCCTATGATTCGATCTTTTCGTGCAGCTAATCCATCTGTCTCTTTGAAAGAGTCTGTAAATGTGATGACGAATGAATATTTGGAATCGGTCAAAGAAAAAAGTGGTGACGATCCTTCAGAAAGAAAAGCCCTTATGGTGTTGATAGGTTGTACGGCAATCAAGAACATTGGAAATATGGATAATTAATATGGATATGAACGAAGCAATTGATATTTTAGGAACACAATGTCAAAAGTTGTATACTAAAAATATGGTTAAAGCACTATCAATGTGTACATGGTTGAACAATGACAAAGATAAACAAAGATGGGAAGCTGGAACATTTATTCTTCGAAGGTGGAAGAAATATTCTGATGCCTGTACAGAAATTAGAAACAGTCGTTCATCAGGAATAAAGAGAGGAATATATGGAAATTGATGTACTAACACATACGCTACTTGCATTGCTCTGTATGATTGGATGTTATCATTGGGGCTATATCTCAAAACAAGGTGAGCTCAAGAAAGCAATACTAGAGGCTCATAAGAACACTCTGGACTATCTGGTTCTAAAGGGTTATGTGAAATTCTCTTTTGATGAAAAGGGGGAGTTGCATCTACACCAAATATCAAAAAGACCACCTCGTAGAAGTAAAAAGAAAGTTTCTTGAAAAAAGTATTGACTTTACGAGTATAAGTAAGTTATAATAAGATTATCGACAATGAAAGAAGGAGAGTCAAATGGCTCATAATGTAGAAACAATGGCATATGCAGGGGAAGTTCCTTGGCATGGATTAGGAACTAAGGTAATTGATGACCTAACACCTGATCAAATGCTTACCAAAGCAGGACTTGATTGGACTGTCTCATCTCAACCAATGTATTATAGAGATGCAGAAAACAATGAAATTGAGATTCCAAAACGTAAGGTGCTTGTAAGAGATAGTGACCAGACTATTCTATCAACGATTGGAGATGGATGGAAACCTCTTCAGAACTCTGAAGCATTTGAGTTCTTTAATGAGTTCGTGATGGCTGGAGACATGAAGATGCACACAGCTGGATCACTTAGTAATGGTCGTATGGTTTGGGGTCTTGCAAAACTGAAAGATGGATTTACAGTAACCAATGGTGATGATGTAGAGGGATATCTTCTTTTCTCAAATCCTCACAAGTATGCTACATCCATTGAAGTTAGATTTACACCAATTCGTGTTGTTTGCAATAATACTCTTACATATGCATTAAGTTCTAATATAGATACAGCTGCAAGAATGAATCACAGACAAGTATTTGATGCTGATAGTGTAAAAGAAACACTTGGACTTGCAACTGATTTCATGCAAGATTATGCAGATGTTTCTAGGTTTCTTTCTTCAAAGAACTATACCAAAGACTCTATCGTGGATTACTACAATCAAGTATTTCCGATTGCTGGTGCAAACAAGAGATCAAAAGATATGTCTCGTAATGCGGAGACTGCACTAGAAACTGTGAATACACAGCCTGGAGCAAAATTGAGTGAAGGTTCTTGGTGGTCAGCATTTAATTCGGTTACTTATCTTATAGATCACGAATTAGGTGTCTCTCAAGATACACGTTTACAATCCGCATGGTTTGGTAAAGGTCGTCAAAAGAAAGTTTCTGCTCTTGAAAAAGCAAAACAGTTTGCAGAAGCTGCATAATAAATAAGTGTAATGGGGGAGTCAGAAGGCTCCCCTTGGGGGAGTCAGAAGGCTCCCCTCAACCTTTTGGAGTGAATATGACTAACCTTATAATTCGTGGATTGAATGACGATATAGAAAAGAATGAACTAAACGTCAAGGCAAATGGTGGAACTGAGATGATGCAAAGAAAACTTGCATCTTTTATGGACAAAGACTTATATGATAAGTTTCAAATCATTTGCTCAAGAGTTCGAGATATTGACAAAGACAAAATACCGATTCTCTGGTGTCACGATACTCACAATGACCCTGAGAGTCAACATCTAAAACATGAGCTGAATCGTAATCGGTTCAAACAAATTATCTTTGTTTCTAACTATCAGTTTCAAACCTATCATCAGGGACTTGGTATTCCTTATAGTGGCTCTTGTATTCTTAAAAATGCAATCGAACCTATAGAGTTTCACGAAAAAGAAAAGGGTGATACTCTTAATCTCATCTATCACACAACGCCTCATAGAGGTCTTGAGATACTTGTTCCTGTGTTCGAGCATCTGTATGAGAAGTATAAGAGTAAAATACACTTGGATGTATACTCAAGTTTCGAAGCATATGGTTGGCCTCAGAGAGATAAAGAGTACGAACCTATTTTTGAAATGTGTCGCAACCATGAGGGAATCACCTATCATGGGTTTCAACCAAATGACGTAGTAAGAGAAGCATTAAAGAAAGCACACATCTTTGCATATCCAAATATATGGCCAGAGACATCCTGTATTGCAGCCATGGAAGCAATGAGTGCAGGGTTATGCATCATCTGTCCAAACCATGCAGCCCTTCCAGAGACAACTGCTAACTTTGCATTGATGTATCAATTGCAAGAAGATAAGAATATTCATGCCAATACATTTGCAAGTATTCTGGATCAGGTCATAAACACATATTGGAACGAACATATGCAACAAAGACTTCAACTGTCAAAAATATATGCAGACAGTTTCTATTCTTGGGATGTTCGTAAAGCAGAATGGAAAAATCTATTGACTTCTCTGTCAAATATGTGATATTGTAAATGATGGATATGAATCTAAACAGTTATATAAGAACTCAAAATGTTTTCTCAAAAAAGTTTTGTGGTGCAGCTGTAAAGAATATTCGAGATATTGAATGGTCAAAGCATAACTTCTATGAACCTAATAAAAAGAAGGAAATTCATATATCGGGCGATAAAGAGTTAAGTGTTGGTTATGCACGTAATGTTATGACCGATTCTATCATGGACAAACTTCATTCCACGATTTACAAGTATATCATAGGATTGAAGATGAAAGAATGGTTTGATGGATGGACTGGCTATTCTTTGGTTCGATATAATCAATACGAAGTTGGACAAACAATGGCTATACACTGTGATCACATATACAGTCTATTCACTACGGAGAGCGACAAAAAAGCAAAAGGTATTCCTGTATTGAGTATAATCGGTGTATTGAATGATGATTACGAGGGTGGAGAATTGATGTTCCATGATAAGGAATATGAAACAAAAACAGGTGATGTTATTATATTTCCTTCAAGTTTCCTCTATCCTCACATGGTTAAACCTGTAACGAAAGGCACAAGATATAGTTTTGTGAGTTGGGTGTATTAAATGATGATAGCAGACAAAGTAAATAAAGACATAATAAGACAACAATCTTTATTTCCTCATAGATCAATTATTGTTGTTACAGGTGGATTCGATCCATTGCACTCTGGACACGTTTCTTATTTGACTGCAGCCATGCGTACATCTGCAATGGTAGTTGTCGGATTGAATAGTGACGATTGGTTGATTCGAAAGAAGGGTCAATATTTTCTACCATTTGAAGAAAGAAAAGCAATATTGACCAGTATGTATGCTGTTGGAGCCGTTATTGGATTTGATGATACAGATGATACTGCAAAGGATGCAATACGAAAAGTAAGAGAACTGTGTCCAGAGAATGAAATCATCTTTGGTAATGGTGGAGATCGTACTAGCGAGAACAGTCCAGAGATGGAGATAGACGATAAAAACCTTAAATTTGAGTTCGGTCTTGGTGGAGAAGATAAGAAGAATAGCTCAAGTTGGATTCTTGAAGAATGGAAGTTTCCAAAGACAGCTAGACCTTGGGGTTACTATAGAGTTCTTCATAATGATCTTGAAAAACCTAATCGAACAAAGATTACGGCAGAAATATTACAGAAGGCCACAATGCAGAGAGCAATGCACTCTGATATTCCCACTGATTA